CACCGGCGACTGTAGCGCAGCCACCAACACCGGCGACTGTAGCGCAGCCACCAACACCGGCAACCGTAGCGCAGCCACCGTTGATGGAAAGGAGTCTATTGCCATCGTAACAGGCATTGATAGCAAGGCATCCGGCGCCATTGGTTGCTGGCTTGTCCTCACCGAAAGGGATGACTGGAACGGTGAAACCTATCCCATCAAAGAGGTACGGGCCGTGAAGGTAGACGGAGAGACCATAAAGCCCGGCGTGTTCTACAAGCTGCAAAATGGGGAGGTCGTGGAAGCATGAGCCCTTTGGACGACTATGACACTGATGATCTCATCATAGGCACCTGCGCAGCCTGCGGTGACCCCATCTATGAGGACGAGGACTATTACCAAATAGTGTATGAAAAAGTCCATGTGGATTGTATCGACAAGTGGGCAGAGCAGTACAGAGTAAGGAGTGTTTAACATGATTAAATTCAGACCGCTGCGGGCGGATGAGGTTGACCTTCGGGTCGACCGGTATACATCGAGAGGGGCTGTTCTCCTGTGCTATAAGGATGCAAGATGCGATATGCGCATCCTCGACGAGACCGTAGGCCCCGAAAACTGGCAGCGTGAGCACTACGAGTGCAAGGGGAACCTTTTCTGCCGGGTGGGCATCCGGGTTGACCCCCTACATGACGAATGGGTGTGGAAAGCCGACTGTGGCACCGAAAGCTACACCGAAAAGGAAAAGGGCGAAAGCTCCGACAGCTTCAAGCGGGCCTGCTTCTGCTGGGGGTTGGGCAGAGAGCTTTATACCAAAATCAACATCGTTGTTCCAATGAAAACCCAGAAGAACGCCAACGGGAAGTTTGGGCCTGTGGACAGCAATGACAAGTGGGCTCGGTTCTCGGTTTCGGAAATGGAAGTACACGGCGAACAGATTACCTACCTGACTGTCATGGACGGCAAAGGCAATATTGTGTTTAGCTATGGCCAGCCCGGCGAGCCGGTTGAGGATATCACCGCCACCTGTGACTGCTGTGGGAAAAAGATTACTCAAATCCGGAGAAAGGACGGCTCCATGTGGCCCGTTCGGGAGATCGTTCCTTATTCCCAAGAGATGTTTGGCCGTAAGCTGTGCGGGCCATGCATGAAGGAGGCCGTTAAGAATGAAAACAAGGCTCCGGTTTGATAGCGCTGACTGGACAAGAGACCGCAACGGCTATGGCATCACTTTGTATACCAAAGATGCCGCAGCCGCCCAGGGCTTCCTGGATAGCATGAAACCCGGCGAGATGTACGCTGCCGAGCTAAAGGAGCACCACGAGCGCCGGAGCCTTTCGGCCAATTCGTACCTATGGGCGCTTCTTGATGATCTGGCCTTTACTCTCTCCACCCAGGCGGCCCCGCTGACCAAGGAGGAGCTGTACCGGAAGTACATCAAGGAGGTAGGCATCTGGAAGGATGTGCACAACATCGAACCGGAAGCCGCCAAGACCGTCCGGACAGCCTGGGAGATGCTGGGCACTGGCTGGGTAACGGAACAGGTGGATTATGAGCCAGACGGTGACCATCTGGTGATCCGGCTGTACTACGGCAGCAGCACTTACAACACAAAGCAGATGTCCCGCCTGCTGGATGCGGTCATAGCAGACTGCAAGGAGCAAGGGATAGATGTTGCCACCCCGGCCGAGCTGGCCTTGCTAAAGGAGGAATGGGGCAAATGACAAACGAATGGGGCGCACCCCTTGACAGTAACGGTTACGCTCCCAGCGTGGTGCAAGCCGATACCTCCCGGTGCTTTATGTGTATGCGCTCCGGTGTCAAGCTCGACCGGCACGAAATCTTTGGCAATGCCATGAGAAGCAAAAGCAAGCGCATGGGCCTGTGGGTGGCACTGTGCCACACGCCGTGCCACCTGACACACGCACACGGCTGTGCCGAGGTGATGGACTGGCTGCACCGGCTGGGCGAGCAAGCCTGTATCGACAACTACGATTTCACTATCCCGATGTTCCGGGAGGAATTCTACACTAACTATTTGGAGGAAACAGAATGCTGAACAAAGCGATACTTAATGGGCGGATGACCAAGGCCCCCGAACTGAAACAGACCAACAGCGGCAAGAGCGTGTGCGGCTTTACCATCGCCGTAGACCGCAACCGTGACCGAGAAAAGACTGACTTCGTACCCATCGTAGCATGGGGCAAGACTGCCGAATTCGTGAACCAGTGGTTCGGCAAGGGCGACCTCATTACCATTGTGGGGCGCATCGAAGTCCGCAGCTATGAGGACAAGAACGGCAATAAGCGCACAGCCACCGAGGTTATCGCAGAGGAGGTTCTGTTTGGCGGCAGCAAATCTACCGGCAACGCAGAGGAAAAGCCCGCAGAGAGCGAGCAGGGCGGATTTGAAGAAGTCGAGGGCGACCCTAACGACCTCCCTTTTAATTGAGGGTTACGCTTCCCAGTAAAAAGCGACAGGAGGGCTTATGAAGTGGACGAAAGAACTTGTCATAGGAAAAATCAGAGAGGTTATGCAAGAGCTTGATGTGGACAGAATGCCGAGCAGAAAGGAATGCGAGGCTTATTTTGGAAACTGTGCCCTTGCAAATGTAATAACAAAGCGTTTTGGATGGTACAACTTGGCTGATGAACTTGGCCTGCAAGTAAAGAAAAGCGAAACACAAACCGGCAAAACAATCGAGCGTGTTGTTTCAGATATGCTTGTAGAAAGAGGGTTCATTGTTGATAGGATGCCGCAGAACTTCCCATATGACATCCTTGTAAATGGGTGTGTCAAGGTAGATGTAAAAGCGAGTCACCTATATCACGGAGCCCATGGAAACTTTTACACATTTAACCTTGAAAAGCCGTTCGCCACTTGCGATGTGTACATACTGTGCAAGTTAGATGGTGAGAACAATGTTTCTCAAGTAATGGTTGTCCCAAGCAAATTTGTGATAAACAACAAACAGATTAGCGTTGGCGAGATCACAAGCAAGTACCATGCGTTTACAGAAAGATGGGACTACATCTCCAATATGGTGTCATTTTTCAGCAAAATGGCAGTTTAAGGAGGTGAGGAGGAATGGCAAAGGAATACTTCTGCGCGTACCACAGTTATCTGAAGTCCATACGAAACCTATCTGACGCAGAGTGCGGGAGGCTCTTTAAGGCGCTGCTTCAATACAGTGCTGGAGAGCAGCTTATCAATCTTCAGGGCAGAGAAGGAATCGCTTTTGACTTTATCTGCGAGCAAATCGACAGAGATAACGAAAAGTACGCAGAGAGGTGTAGGACGAACCGCGAAAACGGCACAAAAGCGAACGCCACCGAAGGCCACCAATCGGTACCGAACGGTACCGAACGGTACCGAACGGTACCGAACGCCCCCCAAGGAAAAGGAGAAGGAGAAGGAGAAGGAAATACTTCCTCCGGAAGTAATCCCCCCCTTACCCCCCCAAGGGGGCGTGTGGATGTCCCGGAAGCCTTGATGGAGAACTGGAACGGCTTTTGTGAGATGCGCAAGAAAATCAAAAAGCCCCTTACTGATCGTGCCGCAAAGATGATCCTGAATGAGCTGGAACGGCTGGCACCGGGGGACAACCACACCAAGGGACTTATTCTCGACCAGAGCGTTAAGCGCTGCTGGCAGGATGTTTACCCGTTGAAAGGCGACAAGTCTGCTGGGCTGGCCGGTATGGCCGAGGTAAAGCAGCTTCCCAGCTATGACCTGGCGCTGGCGGAGCGGATGATGGAGGAGAATGTATGAGCGACCAAAAAAGAGCATTACGCTATAAGCGGCCTGTGGTGGGCTGCGAGAAGGAAGTGTTCAGCCTTGGCTAAGGCAGTACTTATCAGCATCAGGCCCAAGTGGTGCGAAAAGATTATCAGCGGCGAGAAAACCATTGAGGTGCGTAAAAATCGTCCGAAGTTGGAAACACCGTTCAAGGCATACATTTACTGCACTACGGGAAGACCTGACCTGAACATCCCCATTTCCCAGGAACGCCTGATGCAGGACTATTTGAACACTGGCTCGATGAAATCACTGAATTGCCCGCATGGCAACGGCAAGGTCATTGGTGAGTTCACCTGCGACCGCATCTACAACATCGACAAAGATAGTGTTGACTTTATATTTACTCCCACCCCTAACGGTTACGCTGTCTACAAAAAAGCAGCAGAGGAACGCTGTGGCCTGTGTGCTGCTATGACAGATGATGAAGTGCATAGTTATCTCGGTCACTTTCAGGGCTTCGGCTGGCATATTTCCGACCTGAAAATCTACGACACGCCGAAGGAGTTGAGCAAGTTTCCGCGCCCGTTTGAAAACTGCATAGACAAAGTGTGTGATGAATTTGGGTGTGCATCATGCGAAAATGGCGGTCATATTAAGCGCACGCCACAAAGCTGGTGCTATGTGGAGACGCTGTGGTATGAAAGCGAAGCGAGCTATCGAGATCCTTGGTCCCGAACACCGAGAGCATTATGACAGCATCGAGCAGGTAAATGAAGCCTGCCGGATGGGCTTATATGGAAGTACAAGGAGGTGATTTAGGTGAAACATTTAGGCGATATTACGAAAATAAATGGGGCAGAGATTGAACCCGTTTGGTGTATTACAGGTGGTTCACCTTGTTAGACAAGACCTTTCCATCGCAGGGAAGCGAGCAGGGCTTGCCGGTGAAAGAAGCGGACTTTTCATGGAACAGGTCAGAATCGTAAAGGAGATGAGAGAGCGTGACAGGAGAAATGGCAGAACAGGTGACATGGTCAGACCTCGGTTTCTCGTTTGGGAAAATGTACCCGGTGCATTCAGCAGCAACGGGGGAGGAGACTTCCAAGCCGTGCTGGAGGAAATTATCCACATCGCAGAGCCTACCGTTTCTGTACCTCGATTTGAGGGGAAATGGACAAAGGCAGGAGCCATTGACGGTGATGGGTGGTCTGTCGCTTGGAGAACTCATGATGCTCAATACTGGGGAGTGCCCCAACGCCGCCGTAGAATCTCGGTTGTCGCAGATTTTGGAGGACAATCCGCAGGAGAAATACTCTTTGAGCGCAAAAGCGTGTCAGGGCATCTTGCGGAGAGCGGAGCGGCGCGGGAAAGACTTGCCGGAAACGCTGAAAGCGGTGCTTCTTATGCAGTCCGAATCAGGGGGGGCTGTGACGGAGGCGGAAAAGGCGCGTTAGTTCAGACGGAGAAAAGCGGAACGCTTGGCACAGGGAACGATCAGACGATTTTCTGCCCTGCGGTGGTTGCACTGGATATGTCGCACGCCTGCGATGTCATCCGCGACTGCGGCGAGATCGTTCCGAGCTTGCAAGCCCGTATGGGAACAGGCGGAAACCAAGTGCCGCTGACATATCAAATGCAAGGGTTCGGAGATTACCGCGCCGGAGAGGTTGCAAGCAGCTGCAAGCAACGGGACTTTAAGGACGGAACAGACCTTGCCATCACAAACATGGCTGTGCGCCGCCTGACGCCGGTGGAGTGCGAACGGTTACAAGGGTTCCCAGACGGATGGACAGATATCGGAGAGTGGGTAGATGAGGAGGGCAGAACGCACAAACAGGCAGATTCTCCGAGGTACAAGGCACTTGGGAATTCTATTGCACTTCCGTTCTGGTACTGGATGTTCTGCCGAATGGCCGAACACTTTCCGGGAAAAGCGACACTTGGCAGTTTGTTTGACGGAATAGGAGGTTTCCCGCTGTGCTGGGAAAGCATCCATGGGAAAGGAACGGCAAGATGGGCAAGCGAGATCGAGAAATTCCCGATGGCTGTAACGAAGTTAAGGTTCCCGGAGGAAGCATGAAAATCATAATCCCCGAAATCCCCCCATCGCTGAACAAATACGCTGGTCGGGCAAATACCTGGGACTACCGGGCAGAAAAGCAGCGCTGGCTGCAGCTGTTTGTTGCATACTGCCCCAAGTGCAAACCAATGGGCAAGGCGGTGGTGACCATCACCTACTACTTCCCCACCCGGCACCGGCACGACCCCGACAACTACAACGGCAAGATGCTGATGGACGGGCTGGTACACCGGGGAGTAATCGCCGATGATAGCTTTGACCATGTAGAGCTGCGGCTGCGTGGGGCATATGACCCCAAAAACCCAAGGACAGAAATTGACATAGAGGAGGTACCATGATGGGACAGAAGGATGTAGAGCGGGAGAAGCCGCTTTTTGAGGGACAAAGCGCAGAGGAATTTATCAAGCGCTGGAACGCTATCACCAAAGCCATAAAAATGCGCGCAGAGATGGCCGAGCAGGAAAAGGTGGTGAGTTATGATGTCATACGATAAAGCGTCTCCTAACGCCAAAATCGGCTGTTCTAATTCAAACGGCCCGGAGTTCCTGGAACGACTGGTGCGTGAGGGCAAGACCAACAGGGAGATTGCCTTAATTCTCGATATTGATTACGGCTCTGTGGCCTCGATCTTGTATCGCTATGGAATCAAGAGAGACCCCAACCGGCCCTGTAAGAGATGCGGAGGGCCGATAGGCAGCATCAACACCCGGCAGTTGTATTGCAAGGAGTGCCAAAAGGCCATGGACAGCATCCGGGCCCGCAAAAGCAGTATGAAAAAAGCCGAGCCGAAGAAATGCGAATACTGCGGGAAGGACTATTTCGGCCAGCCGGGACAAAAGTACTGCTCAAAGCAATGCTACAAGGACGCGGCGGCATCCGGTAAGTATAAGCGTCCCAAGAATTGGATAAAGCGCCGGGATGGGAAAATCGACATCGAGATAAGGGTTTGCGGCAAAACAACAGAGCGCCGGGAGAGCGTTGACTACTACGAAGCCCGGGGGATTTGGCACCGTGGCTGGATAGGTCAGGGCTATGCCGCCTTAGTAACGGTAGACGGCCACAGGCTGGAGACCCTGCCGCAAATAAAGACATTCTTCTGATTTAGGAGGGATTCGCTATGAGGAACTGGACGGCAGCGGCAGTTACGATAATCTTAGCTGCTTTCTGCATAATGGTTCTATCGGCTATTTCGGCCGAAAGGTGGAACCATGTGGATGAAGTGGCCCAGGCGGAGATCACCGCAGAGGAACAGGAACGCCGGGAGCAGGAAGCCTACTACAAGGGTTGGCAGGACTGCAAGCAATATTACCTTGAGAATTTTGGAGGGATAAACTGATGGAACCTGTAATTAACCCGTGGGTATTTTACCTGATTGATGGTGCCGACACCTTGAAATTTGGAGCGCTTTTCTTTGGCCTTATAATCGGGTTTATTTTGCTTGGCTGCGGTGCATTGTCTATTGATGAATCGTGTAGCAAGGAAGAAGAGAAATCTGCAATAAAGAAAATGAAAACAGGAACAACTATTTGCATCATCGGAATTGTGCTTTTCTTGATCGTGCCATCTTCGGAAACGGCGATGAAGATGGCCATAGCTAAAAATGTAACATACGATGCCGTAGACGCAGCAAAAGATGTTGTTGTTCAGGTCTATAACGATATTTTGGCACTGTTCCAAAAATAAAAGGAGGGATAACATGGATGCAGTAAAGTTTGTCGAGGAGCGCAGAAGAATGTTTGCTGTGACCGGGGAGGCCCCAAAGTATACCTTATTCAACAAGGGTTCCAGCGCCGAGGATGTGGTAAAAGAAGTCGAGGGATGGTCTGCCGCCAATCCGCGCAAGACCAGGCAGAGCGTGTTTCTGGAGCAGTGGCCGGAGGCGTTCCTTTATGATGAGTACGGAATATTGCAGTTTTGTCCGAGGTATATTTCTGCTGCCTACAGAAACGATGATGGCAGGTGTAAGAACCCAGAAAAAAAGTGCATAGACTGCCGCCGCGAGTTTTGGATGCAGGAGGTAGAATGATGGCTGAATTGAAACGCTGCCCTGAGTGCGGTGGAGCTGCAACCGTTATCCATATGTACGATACCTACGATAGAGCAGACTTTGGGTGGGATGCCGGTTGTGGGAGATATAGGGCTGGTGATGGCCTCCACACAAAGGAGATGAAAGTATCTGGGCTGCCCAGCAAAGAAAAAGCAATCGAAGCATGGAACGGGATGGTTGACAATGGCTGAATACATAGACAGGGAAGCGTTTAAGAAAAGCGTGGAGGAGCGTTATTGCAAGCCGTGCAAGGCGGAGAAGAAAGACCACAACGGATGCTGGTGTCGTGCCTGTTGGGTTGACGATATGCTCGATGAGGTAGAGTGTTTCCAGCCATCTGATGTTGCCCCGGTGGTGCATGTGAGGATAAGGAGGATAAAATGAGTCTGTTTTCTGATTATGAAGCAGAATATGGGTTTGAAAGAGATTTTCCCTTTGGCGTTCCAAGTAGTACATGGAAAACGAAAGACGGTAGAAAAATTAAAGTGTCTCAAATGACAGAACAACATATTAAAAATTGTATGCGATTAGTTGGAGAAGACGATGGATGGTATGGCGTGTTTTGCAAGGAATTAAAAAGGAGGGATTGCGATGCGGCTTATTGATGGTGACGCTTTGATTGAAAAATTTAACGAAAAGACCGACATGGCAGAATGTCTTGTTGACGCAAGAACGGCAGAACGATTTGCAACTTTTTGTGCGCTTGCTGATGCGGTGGAGGAAATGCCCACCGTAGATGCAGAGGTCGTTGTGCATTGCAAGGATTGCAAGCATAGCTGGGAGGATATAGGTGGGCTGTGTTGCTCGCATGGGGTTTGCATTGACCTTACAGTGCCGGATGATTTTTATTGTGCATATGGGATAAGGAAAGAAGGTGAAGAAAGTGTCTAAATACATAGACAGGGAAGCGCTGGTAGCCGAATTTAAGCGGCTGGAGTTGGGCGAAAACAGCTTTATCGAAAGAGTATTTGCAGACGGTGTATATGCCATTATTGAACAATTCCCTGCCGCAGATGTAGCCCCGGTGGTCAGATGTAAAGACTGCAAGTACAGAGATGGCACGCCGGGGCAGCCGAATATACTTTGTGCGCAGATGCACGAGGACGATTTCTGCAGCTATGGAGAAAGGCGGGCGGAAAAGGAACCGCCGGAGGAGGGAGAAACATGATTGACTACAAGCGCATCTGCATTGACGAGCTGAAATGCCACAGCTATAAGCTCCGGTCACTGGAAAGCCTGCCGGAAGAAATCCGCCGCTACAATGAGCAGATGGACGGCATCCGGTCCGCTACCAGCGATGCTACACCAGTAAAGGGAGGTGGCTGCGGCCGGGAAGATCATTTGATTAACGCAATCTCCCGCCGGGATGCGCTCTCGGCAAACCTTGCGGTAGTCAAGTGGCAGACCTCCCAGGTTGAGAAAGGACTGGCCTGCCTGACGGAAAAGCAGCGGCGCATCCTTGAGTTGTTCTACATCCGCCGGGAATACGGCTACATACAGCGGCTTTGCCAGGAGTTCAACGAGAGCGAGCGGCAAATCTACTACGATAAGGACGAAGCCCTCCGGAGATATGCCCTTTGCCGGTATGGGTTGACCGAACTGTAAAGTTTGCAGAAACATTGCAGAAATAAGATGCATATACAGTGTATACTGATAGCGTGGTAAAACACAGACTTCCCTTGACATTCCTCCTGGTGGGGAGCCGGGCCCCTAATCCCGGCAATCTGCTCCCGTAGCTCAATGGTAGAGCGGCTGCCTCGTAAGCAGCGGATTATAGGTTCAAGCCCTATCGGGTGCTCCACCTTCATGTTTTACCTCCTTTTTACGGGGTGCCGATGCCCCGTTATCCCATCGGCAACACACAGACGGAAGCTGGGCGGAAACAGCTCGGTTTGAAAACATTCCGGTTCGCAGGTTCAAATCCTGCCGTCTGAAATTACAAAATGAAGCACAAACTACGCTGCCGAAGTTCCAGCAGGTCTCTGCGATTGCGCGCGGGGATAGCAGTTTTAGACGGCAGCACTGCAACGGAGGGCAGAACAGGCAGCTGCCGCCTGAAAGCGAGATCGCAAATGCTCGCTGTGTTGGAGATGCCGGAATGCCGACCGGCTCGTTGCGGAAATATGCAGGGCATAGTTTGAGTTCCGGTGCAACTCCGGAACCCTGCCGCGCGGAAACATTCCCGTTTGGTTTCATAGGCTAATTTAGCCGAACTTTTAGCGACGGGCTATCAAATGAACAATTCCCCCGAGTTCTTGGGCGGGTGGCGTTACTGACGCAGCCGGTGATTGTTACAAGGGGAGCCTAAAAACATATGCAGATGTGGCGGAATAGGTAGACGCTACAAATAACAGTTCGGGTGCCGTCCAGTAAAGCGGTGGAAGTCGATGCGCTGTTAGGCTATGTGGGGTGCAAATCCTCACCATCTGCGAAAAAGGAACAGGGCGGCGTAGGTGCCCCGCAAGGGGAGACCACAGCGAGCGGCGGGGACTTTCCTCGAAGCGCTAAAGCAGGGCAGGACTGCAACGCTGCGATTGAACAATCAGAGAGTACCGAAAGGCGCTCTCTTTCTTTATGCCATAAAGGAGGCGATACCTCTGGATTTGATAGTCCGAAAGGTCCCGCAGAGTGACACCATCAAGGTATATCCGGTATCGGATGTGCACCTTGGCAGTATTCTGCACGATAAAGAGGGCTGGCAAGCCTTTTGCCGCCGGGTAGAGCAGGAGGACGCTTATCTCATCCTCGGCGGCGATCTCATCAACAATAACACCCGCCATGCGGTAGGAAGCCCCTTTGAGGACTATATCCGCCCGCGGGAGCAGAAAAAGCTGATGGTGGAGATGCTGACACCCATTAAGGATAAAATCCTCTGTGCGGTTGCCGGTAACCACGAAGCCAGAACTGCCAAGGATACCGACCAGGACATTATGGGCGATATCATGTGCAAGCTGGACTTGGAGGACTACTACGCCGAGGATATAGCGTTCCTCAAGCTGGAGATCGGCAGACGCATCACCAGAGACGCTCCCATTACCAGCTACACAATGGCGATTACCCATGGTTCTGGCGGCGGCATCTATACCGGCGCAACCGTCAACCGCAATGAGCGCTTTGGCTACACCATAGAGGGTATTGACGCATTGATAGTCGGCCACACCCATAAGGGCACCATCAGTAAGCCCAAAAAGATCGTGGTGGACAGTAACAACAATGTTATCCGTACCAAGCAGCTGGTAGTGGTTAGCTGTACTGCATGGCAGCACTACGGCGGTTACGCAGCCCGGAAGATGCTGCTGCCCAGCAGCGAGAGCGACCATGAGCAGCCGCAGACGCTCCTGCTGTGCGGGAACAAGACAGGCACTAAGCGGATAACCACGGTTTGGTAACAATAATTGGTAGCCCGGCATAGTAGACACCGGGAGGGATAGGGCGGGTAATGAACATTGTATTTGATTATAATTCTCCCAGGTGGCGGAGGAAGCGCCAACAGATATTAAGGCGTGACGGATATATGTGCCAGCACTGCAAGAGGTACGGAAAGGCGGTACAGGCTACAACGGTGCATCATATCAAACACGCAGATGAGTACCCGGAGTTGGCTTACGAAGATAAAAATTTAGTAAGCCTGTGTGAGGGCTGCCATAACAAGCAGCACCCGGAAAAAGCAACAGCAGCAAGGGGCCGTTACTGATACCCCCCCTATCCGTTGCGCCTTCCGCCTGTCTATGGGGACCGGCGGGGGGAACTTTTTCCAACTCTACGGTATATTTTTGAGAAAGGGGAAGCCATGACAAAGGAAAAATGGGTTGAAACTATCGAAAAACAGATGGAAAAACTCGGTACGGCCGACCCATCTTATCAATCTGCGGTAGAAACGCTTGCAGACATACTGGAACAGCGGGATAAGACCAAGGCCGAGTTCAAAAAGTCCGGCGGCAAGTCCGTCATCGAATATACCAACAAAGGGAACGCCACAAACATGGTAAAAAACCCTCTGTTGATTCTGTGGGACGACCTCAACAAGAGCGCACTGGCATACTGGCGCGAATTGGGGCTTACTCCATCGAGTTTCCGCAAAATGACCGGCGGAGTGAAGGAAAAGGAGGAAAAGGGCGGCCTTGCCGCTGCTCTTGCCAGCCTTGAGACAGATTAAGGGTAAGAACTGGCCCGAAGTCCTTGAGTATGCCGAAAGCATCAGAGACGGGAGAAAGGTCGCTTGCAAGGAATTGCGGCAGGCTGTTGACCGTTTCTTTGCTGACCTCGATAATGACGAGTACGATTTCGCGCCGAAAGGGCCGGAGTTCTGTATTCAAATCATCGAAAAGACCCTCTGCCACCAGCAGGGGGAAAAGCTGGACGGTACACCGCTCCGGGGAAAGCCGTTCCTGTTGGAGCCGTTTCACAAATTCATCATATACAATCTTCTTGGGTTTAAGTTGAAAGGCACCGATGTGGTGCGGTTTCATGAAGCCCTTATTTTTATCCCTCGAAAGAACATCAAAACCAGTTTTGCCGCTTCCCTCGCATGGGCGCTGTCCCTGTGGTACCGGCGCAGCGGTTCCAAAACCTACATATCGGCCGCGGCTCTGATGCAGTCCCTTGAAAGCTTTAATTTTCTGGATTATAACATCCGGCTTATGGGCGAGGACGAGAAGCATGGCGGCGGTGTAAAGATCATTGACAACAACAACGAGCACTCAATGGAGGCAGAGCTTCCAGACGGCTCGTTTTTTATCCGCGCTCTGGCTGCAAACCCGGATGCGCAGGATTCTCTTAACTGCAATATTGCGATCTGCGATGAAATCCACGCTTTTACCAAGCCTAAGCAGTACAACCTTTTTAAGGAAGCCATGAAAGCCTACACCAACAAGCTGCTGATAGGTATTTCCACGGCTGGCGATAACGAACAGGGCTTCCTTGGGCAGCGGCTGCAATACTGCCGAAAGGTGCTGGATGGCACCATCAAGGACGAACAATATTTTATCTTTATGTGCTGCGCCAATCCGGATGAGGAGGGAAATATCGACTATACAAATCCCCTGGTACATGAGATGGCCAATCCGGCCTATGGCGTTTCCATCCGGCCGGAGGAAATTCTAAACGATAGCTTGCAGGCGCAGAATGACCCGCAGCAGCGGAAAGATTTCTTCGCAAAGTCTCTCAATGTCTATACCGGGGCTATCAAGTCCTATTTCAACCTCGACGAATTCCGTCGAAGCGATGAAAAATATAACTGGACGCTGGACGAGCTTTCCAAGCTCCCAATAGACTGGTACGGTGGTGCAGACCTCTCAAAAATGCACGACCTAACGGCGGCTGCGCTTTTTGGAAATTACAAAGGCGTGGATATCATCATCAGTCACGCTTGGTTCCCTGTGGTGCAGGCTCATGTTAAGGCCGACGAGGATGGTATACCGCTTTTCGGCTGGGCCGATGATGGACTTTTGACCATGTGCAACAGTCCAACCGTAAACCACGCCGATGTTGTCAACTGGTTTGTTACAATGCGAAAGCGCGGTTTCCGAATACGACAGGTGGGGCATGACCGTAAATTCTGCCGAGAGTATTTCATTGGCATGAAATCGGCTGGGTTTAACATTATCGACCAACCGCAGTATTTTTACAGGAAATCAGAAGGTTTCCGGCATATCGAGCAGAGCGCCAAAAATGGGACGCTGTACTATATGCATTCCGAAGCATATGAGTATTGTGTTGGGAATGTCTCGGCCGTCGAAAAGACAGACGACATGATCCAGTACGACAAGGTAAGACCGACAAACCGAATTGATGTGTTCGATGCCTCCGTATTCGCCACGGTGCGGTACTTGGAGGCTTTGGATAAATCTAAAGCAGGAAAGAAATGGTGGGGTGATAAATGAGCATAGCAAATTTTTTTGAGCGCTTCCGCTCTCGGGATAAGCCCCAAACGCGGAGCGCTGTATGCCTGTGTGATGGAACCGGCTGGAAAGACCTAACCTGTTCCGGCTATACAGACCTTGCGCACAACCCGGAAATCTGTGCCGCTGTGGATAGGATTGCGTCTTTAATTGGAAGTATGACAATCTATCTGATGCAAAACACCGATAGTGGAGATATCCGGGTTAAAAATGGGCTGTCTCGTGTGGTTGATATCGAGCCGAACAGTTACATGGGCCGGTCAAACTTTATCCAGTGGATCATCAAAACAATGCTGCTGGATGGCCGGGGGAACGCTGTAGTGCTCCCAAAGACCCGGAAGGGGCTGCTCCGGCGGCTTGACCCGATTCCGGCGGCGTTTGTAGCATTTGTACCGAATGGGGAACGGTATTATAGCATCGAAATATCTGGGAAACCCTATGACCCGAATGATGTGCTGCATTTTGCCATAAATCCGAGCAATTATTACCCATGGCAAGGCACTGGGTACAGCATTGCGCTGGCTGATGTGGCAAATAACCTCAAGCAAGCGGCGAAAACAGAAAATGGCTTCATGGCCAGTGAATGGAAACCATCTCTTATCGTGAAGGTGGATTCGCTGACGGACGAGTTTTCTGACCCGGAGGGGCGCGCAAAGCTCCTTGGCGATTTTGTGGCAAGCAATAAAGCCGGGGAACCTTGGCTGATTCCTGCCGAGCAATTCTCGGTGGAACAGGTAAGGCCCCTTACTCTATCTGATCTTGCGCTGGCAGACTTCGTAAAACTGGATAAAACGACGGTGGCAACCATTCTTGGCGTGCCGCCTTTTGTTTTGGGCGTTGGCGAATTCAAGCGAGACGAATGGAACAACTTTATTTCTTCCCGTATCATGCCGATTGCACAGATTTTGGAGCAGGAGTTTAGCCGAAAGCTGCTCGTATCTCCGGATTACTTTTTCCGCTTCAATGTCCGCTCCCTCTACAACTATTCCTTGGAGGAAACCATCAAAGCTGGCGCGGAAATGGTTGACCGCATGGCAATGACACGGAACGAGTGGCGCAGTTGGGTTGGGCTTACTCCGCACGAGGGAATGGATGAGCTTTTGGCCCTTGAAAACTACATTCCCGCGGACCGCCTTGGCGATCAGAAAAAACTAAACGGAGGAGGTGAGTAAATGGTAGGAGCAAGACAGGCAATCAGCCGCAGTGGCGACTTCAAAACCCGCGCTGCTGATGGAAACCTCTACATTGAGGGCTATTTCGCCACCTTTACCGGCGAATACCGGATGTGGGATAAAGCCATCGAGCGCATTGACCGAGGAGCCTTTGATGGTACCCTCGGTGATGATATTCGGGCGCTGGTTAACCATGATACCACAATCGTGCTTGGCAGAACAACAGCTGGTACACTGACCCTCCGCGTTGACGATTTGGGCCTTTGGGGGTCCATCCTCATTAATCAAGCCGATCAGGATGCCATGAACGCTTATGAGCGCGTAAAGCGCGGAGATGTTTCCCAGTGTTCTTTTGGTTTTGACATCCTTGACGAGGAAACCGAAATCCGGCCGGATGGCACAACCGTGTGGACAATCCGCAAAGTCAAACTGTATGAGGTATCGGTCGTTACCTTCCCGGCCTATGAGGACACCATGGTAGAGGCCCGGAGAAAAGACCTTGAAAAGATCAACGAGCGCAAGCTCGACCAATGGAGGGCCGAAGCCCTCAAAAAGCTAAGAAAGGAGTGCTGACATGGCACTGAAATCCATTATGATTGCCAAAAAGCTGGGACTGAAAAGAGCAGCTTTTGAGGTACTGGTAGCTAAAGACGCAGAATTTGCAACACGCTCCGCTGAAATCGAAAAAGCAATCGGCGAAGCTACCACCGATGAGGAGCAGCAGGCTGTTGAGGACGCCATGAACAAATTTACCGAGGAACAGGATGCCCACAACGCCGAAAAAGAAAAACTGTCCGCAGAAATCAAGGGCCTTGAGGAAGATTTGGAAAATGCCGAAAAGGATCCTCCCAAGGCTGAACCCAAAGCAGAAAAGAAAGACGAAAGGAATGATTTTACCATGAATACCATCAACATTCGCTCCCTCCCCATGAATGTGCGCGCCTTTGACGCTCTTCCCAAAGAGCAGCGTGACGCTATTGTAGCCCAGCCCGATGTGCAGACCTTCTTTGCGGAGCTTCGTAACGCTGCCCGCAGCAAGAGAGATATCACCGGTGGTGAGCTGACCATCCCTGTTGTATTCCTCGACCTCATTGCCGAGAATATGTATCGCTACTCCAAACTGATGCGTCGGGTCCGCATCCGCAATGTCAATGGCGAAGCCCGTCAGACCATTGCCGGTACTGTCCCCGAGGCCGTTTGGACTGAAATGTGCGGTGCCATCAATGAGCTGACCTTCAGCTTTAACCAGATCACTCTTGACGGCTTCAAGGTTGCCGGTTATGTTCCTGTTTGTAATTCCCTGCTGGAGGATAACGATGTAAACCTCGCCTCCTGGATCGTCGAGATGCTGTCCGAGGCTATCGGCCTTGCCAAGGATAAGGCCATCCTGTACGGCAAGGGCGCTGGTCAGAAGATGCCTCTCGGTATTGTGACGCGTCTGGCGCAGGAGAGCAAACCCAGCGATTACCCGGCCAATGCTCCTGCTTGGGTTGACCTGCACACCTCCAACATCATCACCATTCCCACCGCTTCCACCGGCGAGGCTTTCTGGGCTGCGCTGGCTGTTGCTGCTGGTAACACCTTCACCCGCTATTCCCGCGGCGAGCGCTTCTGGGCTATGAATAGCAAGACCCTGGCTACTCTGCAGTCCAAGGCAATCCTTGCTACCGCTTTGGGCCGGTATGTCACCTTTGACGGTATGACCATGCCCATCATCGGCGGTGATGTGGAAATCCTCGAATTTATCCCCGATGGCGACATCGTTGGCGGCTATGGCGACCTGTACCTGTGGGCGCAGCGCTCCGGCATGACCATCGAAGCATCCCGCGAGGTTCAGTTCATTCAGGACAACACCGTATTCCGCGGCAAAGAGCGTGCTGACGGTATGCCCGTTATCCCCGGCGCTTTTGTGGCGATCAACATTAACGGCGCTTCCGTAACCACCTCCATGACCTTTGCGGCTGATACCGCCAACAACGCAAAGCTGTCTGCTCTGACCGTTGGAAACCTGTCCCTCAGCCCTGCTTTTGATGGCGATGTGCTGAGCTACACCGCTACCGCTTCCGCTGCGACTGCTGCCGTAAACGCCACCACCGAGGTCGCAGGCGCACAGGTTGCTATCGCCTACAACAACGCCAATGTGAAAAACGGCGGCACTGTTACTTGGCTGGCTGATGGCACTGCCCATCCTCTGACCGTAACCGTGAAGAACGGCAACGAGACCGTAGTCTATACCGTCAATGTAACCAAGGCTTCCTAAGGGGGGTTAAAGCATGACAGACGCTGACATCCTTGTGATCTTGAAAGTCGATTTGCAGCTGTCCACCGCAGCGCTGGACAACTATCTCTTGGCGCTGATCGCGTCTGCCAAAGAGTACATTGCCACCGAGGGCATCGTGCTCTCCACCAGTACGGGTGATGCCGTACTGGTGGAGATGTACGCCGCTTACCTCTACCGGCAGCGCAGAGAGAAAGTAGTGGCAATGCCGCGTATGCTGCGCTGGGCACTCAACAACCGACTGTTTGAGCAAAAGGTGGGTGGTTGATTTGGATGATCTCATTACATTAATCTCCCAAACCTTTGAGCAGAACGATATCGGGGTACAGATTGCCACAGAAACCACAACACAGGTCTGGGCGCGGCTGCAGTCCGCTACACGGGCGGAGTTCTATTCCGCCGGTCAAAACGGCTTGCAGCCGTCCCTTGTGGCGGTTACTCCTATCGCCAACTATGCTGGGCAGAAATTAGCCGAGTGGCGCGGCACACGCTATTCCATTTATCGCACCTATTTTGCAACAGGCAGCGATGAAATAGAGCTGTACCTAGAGGAAAAGGTGGGCAACGATGTCGAAAACGGTTAGACCGGATGAGTTGACAACGGCAATCCTGTCCGAACTGAAAAACTATGACCAGGCCGTTACGAATGGCGTAAAAAAAGAGGTTCGGCAGGTGGCAAAGGAATGCCGCCAAGACATTGTGACCGGCAGCCCGGTACAGACCGGCGATTATAAGGCCGGTTGGCGTGACAAGGTCGCATATGAGAGCTACAGCGATATCCGTATGCGAATTTTCAACAAAACGGATTACCAGCTCACGCACTTGCTGGAACATGGTCACGCAGGCCCAGGCGGAACCGCAAAAGGCTCTGCCCGCCCATTCCCCCACATCGGCCCAGCGGAGCAAAAGGCAGAGCAGAAACTATTAACCCGTGTAAAGGTGGTGATTAAGAAAGGATGACACTGCAAGAGGTCAATTCCCTGTTAAAACAGACGAGGATGCCCGTAGCTTACGGTTACTTCAATAAGCCGCAAAAGTTACCGTATATCCTCTATCGCGTCTCCTACTCTAATAATTTTTGCGCTGACAATGTGGTGTATCACCCCATCAACCATATACAGGTTGAGCTTTACACAAAAGATAAAGACCTAACAGCAGAGGGCAAAGTCGAACAGGCTTTGTCCTCTCTGTTTTGGCAAAAGTCCGAAAGTTACATTGAGGATCAACAATGTAACCAAGTAGTTTATGAAATCGAGGTGTAAAAATGGCTGATAAAGTTAAATTCGGTATCTCGAATGTCCATTACGCTATCCTCGACGGGGAAAATAACACCTATGGCACTCCCGTAGCCATCCCCGGCGCAGTTAGCATGTCTTTGGAGCCTTCCGGCGATACCACACCGTTTTATGCGGACAACATTCAGTATTTCGTAGCCGTGGCGAACAGCGGCTACACCGGCGATCTCGAAGTTGCCGTTTTCCCCGAAGCATTCCTCAAGGATGTTTTCGGGTACACTCTTGACACCACCAGCAAGGTGATGATCGAGAATGCAAATATTCAGCCCAAGTCCTTCGCCCTGCTGTTCCAAGAGGAGGGCGATGTGAACGGGACGAAGTTTGTTCTTTACAACTGCACCTGCACTCGGCCTACCCGTGAGCTGAACACCACGACCGAGAGCGTAGAGCCGCAGACGCAGACCGTCAGCATCACCGCTTCCCCGCTGGCAAACGGCAACTCCCTTGCCTACACTACGGCGGAGACCCCGGAGGCGACCGTGAACGGCTGGTACACCGCCGTATTCACTCCGACGACTGGAGGCTGAAATGAACAAAGTAATCGAGATCGACGGAAAAAGTGTAGGGTTGTGCGCTAATGCGCTGACCCCACGCATCTACCGCCATAAAGTGGGTCGGGACATTGTCCGTGACCTGCAAAAGCTACAAACGGCAGCGACATCCGAGGACGGATCTTTTTCCGTAAGCGATCTTGAAATATTTGAGGATGTCGCCTTTATCATGGCTCGGCAATATGACGGGTCCATCCCGGACAATGTTGACGAGTGGCTGGAGCAGTTTGAGATGTTTTCCATCTATAAAGTGCTCCCTGCCATTTTGGAGCTTTGGAGCCTGAACAACAAGACTACCGCTGTTCCAAAAAAAAAATAAAACAAACCGTGCGTGAGCCTACCGGGTCAACCTTTATGCTCCGCTGCGCTGAACTCGGGTTATCCGATGAAGCGCTGGAGGACATGACCTGCGGAATGGTCTATGATTTGATGATCGAAAAGGCCAACGACGCAGAACAGTATGCTATAAAGGGCAGACCCGGCGGCTTGCGTGATTTCTTCGCAGGAGGTGGTAAGATTGGCTGAAAATGTTAAAGGCATCGTTGTTGAAATCGGCGGCGATACAAAGGGATTGTCGAAAGCGATCAGCTCGCTGAACAGCGAAATCCGTGGGACACAATCGGAGCTTAATAAAGTCAATCGCCTGCTGAAACTCGACCCGACCAATATTGACCTGCTCAAGCAAAAGGAGAAGTTGCTCGGGGATCAAATCAAAAATACAGAAAACAAGGTTGAAAGCCTCCGAAACGCCAAAAAGAAAGCGGATCAGGAAATGGCGGACGGCACGGAGATCAACCAAAAACAATACCGTGAGTTAGTCCGGGAACTGACCAGCGCCGAACTAAAGCTGAAAGACCTACAGGCCGAAGCGTCCAAGAGCCGTGCGGCACTCGCACAGGTTTCAGCGGTTACCGGCGAAATAGCAGAAAAGTCCGGGAACATTGCAAAGAAGTTTGCACCGGCATCTTTGGCCTTTGCAGGCGCAGGAGTGGCAGCCACAAAAGCGGCTGTAGAATTTGAAAGCGCCTTTGCTGGCGTTGAAAAAACAGTAGACGGCACTACAGAGCAGCTTGCGGCACTCCGGCAGGGCATATTGGACATGGCAGAAGAAATTCCTGCGTCCACTACGGAGATTTCGGCGGTTGCGGAAGCTGCTGGACAGTTGGGTATTGCCACCGATGATGTACTTGACTTTACCCGCGTTATGATCGACTTGGGTGAAGCAACCAACCTTTCCGCTGATGAAGCTGCCTCTGCACTTGCCAAATTTGCCAACATTACCGGAACGACCGCTGATGAATACTCCAAACTCGGCAGTACCATCGTTGACCTTGGCAATAACTTTGCCACAACAGAGCGCGATATTGTTGAGATGGCTACACGCCTTGCGTCTGCTGGTACAGTTGCCGGGTTGTCCGAACAGGATATCCTTGCATTGTCTACCGCAATGTCCTCGGTTGGCATCAACGCAGAGGCAGGCGGTACGGCAATGACCCAAACAATGACCGCAATAAGCAAGGCTGTGTCTGCTGGCGGTGATGATCTTGAGACATTCGCAAAGATCGCTGGTGTATCTGCTTCTGAATTCGCAGATATGTGGGGCAATGAACCGATAGACGCAATCAGTGCTTTCATCGGCGGGCTTGGGAAGATGAACGAAAATGGAGAGGACACAATCTCCGTATTGGATGAATTGGGGCTCTCCGGGATTCGCCAGTCAAATATGCTTCGTGCGTTAGCCCTTGCGTCCGATGTATTGGGCGATGCTGTTACAACCGCAAATACTGCATGGGACGAAAATATTGCCCTCTCCAACGAGGCAAGCAAAAGATACGCAACGACCGAAAGCCAGATGAAAATCCTCCGAAACGGGCTCAACAACTTGGCGATTTCCATCGGTGATATCCTGCTGCCGATTATCAATAAAATCGTCGCAGGGCTTCAAAATGCAATCGATTGGTTTTCAAACCTTGACGATGGTGTAAAGAAAACAATCCTTATTGTCGGCGGTCTTATTGCGGCGATTTCCCCGATTGCAGGTATTATTTCAGGAATTACCGGAGCCATCAGTTTTATAACTGGAACGGTTATCCCGGCGCTGATAACGGCCATAAATTTCATAATTGCAAATCCTATCGTGCTGCTCATAGCGGCCATTGTAGGACTTGTTGCGCTGATTGCAACAAAGGGCGACGAGATACAGGCCATCCTCCAGCGTGTGGATGATTTCTTGCAGGGCGTATTTACGACGGATTGGTCGGAATCGTTCGGAATATTGGGGGAAATCTTAAATTTCTTCTTCGCAACAGTAAAATCTATTTGGGATTCCATAAAGGCCGTTTTTGACGGTATTATCGATTTCATCCGTGGCGTATTCACGGGGGACTGGGAAAGAGCATGGACAGGTGTTCAGGAAATCTTTAAGGGCATCTTTACGGCCCTTGTGGCGATTGCAAAGGCTCCTCTTAATGGCATCATCGGCCTTATCAACATGGTTATTGACGCCATTAACTGGATGATAAACGGCCTTAACAGCATTCACTTTGATGTTCCGGATTGGGTGCCTGTGCTGGGTGGTAAATCGCTTGGCTTTAACATCCCGACCATTGGGAAGATCGCATACCTTGCGAAAGGCGGCATCTTATCCTCCGGAAGCGCCATTGTTGGCGAAGCTGGCCCAGAACTGCTTACCATGGCGGGTGGGCGTGCTCATGTTATGCCCCTCAACGGTGACGCAGGCCGTGGTGGAATTACCATCGAGATGAACAACACCTTTAATGGTTACGACAACGCTGCTGGTGAAGCTGCTGCCCGCAATTTGGTGCAGGCAGTAAACCGCGCACTCGGGAGGGCCTACTAATGAGAAAATTTAAGCTCCAAAACAATGTAGGCGCCGAGTGGGATTTGATGGATAAAACTTCGTACCTTAACGCGCCGGGCGGTTTGGGCTTTAGCAAAACCTATTCCGCCATTCAAGCGGGTAGTGCTTGGCTCGTTTCGGACGAATACCTCAATCAGTATTCTGTCACCGGCGAGATGATCTTCTTTAGCTATGCAAGGTATCAGGCGTTTATCTCATTCATCACCAAAGGGCCGCTGTTTCTCATGTACTCTCCACTTGATACTTGGTACAAGATCAAGTGCGATGTGCAGACTGCGGATAAATCCGAGTTTAAGTCGGGATATCTTGCTGTGCCAGTTACCTTCCTCTGCTTTGGTACTTGGCACGAAGCTATTGTTTCGTCCAAGGTTCAGCCATCCGGTGTAAACGGAAAAACATACAGCTACACCTATCCTTACGCTTATATCGAAACGATCTCCGGCTCTGCAAAGCTCAAAAACGGCGATCTTCCTTCTCCCTGCAAGCTGCAGATATTCGGGCCTATTGTAAACCCAGCGTGGGCGCTTACAAAGGCCGGTGTTCGTGTTGCGGTTGGTAAGGTAACAGCTACCATACCGGAAGGGCATAAGCTCGTTGTTGACGCCGATCCATCCACGATGGAAATTGCAGAATATACCCTCGAGGGGACATTTGTGCAAAACCTGTACCAGTCCAGCGACTTTTCAACCGGCCGGTTTATTTACGCTCCGCCGGGGGAAAGCACTTTGACCTTTTCCCACGATGGCACATCGGATATAACCGCATATGTGGAGGTGGAAAAACTTGCGTACTCTGTTTAAGTGTGAAGTGTTCGCTCGTGATTATACTTTCCGCAGCTTTGCGCCGATTGAAAGCCCGGAGATACAGTTTGACTACCTAACGGCGGAAAAAACCACTCTCCGGGCGGTTAAAATCGATGCAAAGAAAGGCGATTTTATCAGCGTGACCGACCAAAACGGCGTTGTAGCCTATCAGGGGATCGTGGATGATGTCGAAACCGACAAAACAGGCGTGACCATCTCTGCACAGCCATTGATGGCGCTGTTTGATGTTGATGTGCATTTTGACCGCACCACATCCTCCAAAATAGAGCAGTTTATCGCCGGTATCATAACGGACAATTTCATTTCCTCCCATGATGCATTACAAAACATCACCGGCATGACGGTGGAAACGACCTCCGAGACCACCGGAGCGCTGAACCTCAAGGATAACATCCACAGCTTTTACGAGATCATTACCAAATCCTTGACAGCTTACGGCATAGCCATAAACATGGCCTTTGACCCGCAGAATAAGGCTATTACCGTTACGGTTGGAAAGGTAAGTGAAAGCGCTGTCATCGAAGCAAGCCTACAAGCCATTGTGGATAAAAATATTATCATTGGCGACAGCTCCGGCCAACTGAACAAGGTGACCATCTACAACAAAGCGGATGAAACGCAGAATGTTACCTATTATCTGCACCCAAACGGAAAGGTTGACACCAACAATTCCGACCGGATTACGCCGGTATTCTTCGCAGCGCAGTTTTTGGAGACCGATGTGGACTTTGATACCGCAGCTTATCAAAAGGCATACGAAGCACTCACTCCGCAGCAGTATGACAACATGATTGAGCTGACTGCCCGCAACGACTGCGGCGTACTTGATACCTCTATGGCCATCGGCACAGAGGTGCTTGTCATTGACGGAGACAGCAGCTATAAATCCATCCTTACCGGCTATACCCGGTCACAGGACATAACGAAAATGACCTTTGGCGTTGTCCGCGCCGATTTGACCAAAATCCTAATCCTTGAAAGGAGGGCAAACGCATGATAACGCTACTCCAATATAACGCATCTATTGTTACCCCTACCGATGATGCTTACCTGTATAATCACATCATCAACGACAGTGGGATCTTTACCGGCGTGGAAGTGACCACACAGGGCGGAAACATCATCAATGTATCAGACGGCCGTGGAATTATCCTCGGCCGAAATTTTGTGGTAGAAGCGCAAACCATCAATGCGACGCTCCCAACCGGCGCTTCCGTCCCCGGCCGCCTTATCATTCAAATTGATATGGCAAACACCGATGCGCCCATTTCCTTCGTGACGCAGGCAGCCGATCCGCTTCCGGCGCTGGTGCAGGAGGACATCAATGCAAGCGGTACTGTGTACCAGCTGCCGATAGCCACTTACACCGCACAGCCCACAATGATCTCTGATCTGCAATATGTAGCGCACACCATCAGCCCCGGCACCGTTGCGAGCTTTAACGGCCGCACAGGAGCAGTGACACCGCAAACCGGAGACTATACCGGCAGCCAAATCAAAATCCCCGGCTACAAGCAGGCAACCTCCCGGCAGAATGTAACCACGACCGATACCGTAACACAGGCCATCGGTAAGATGGAGTATAAGATCAACCGGGCTGTTGTTATTAAGCAGCTTTCGCTTCCTGCGGCATCTTGGCTCGGCTCCGAAAGCCCATACAGCCAAACCGTAACCGGCCTTGGGACTACTGCCAATAGCAAGGTGGATATCCAGATCGACACCACTGCTTATAACACAATGGTTGATAGCGGTACTGGTGCTATCTATGTGGCAAACGACAACGGAACTATTACGGCCTATGCCTTGGGCGACAAGCCGACCGCCGATATTACCGTACAGGTTGCGATTTCGGAGGTGGTGACAGGGTGAGCCTCGTAGGAAGATACACAACCCCAACCCACATTTTTACCGTCCCTTTTGACACAGGTACAATCTCCATGATGGCCGTTATCTACAAGCAGGGCGGAAATGTTGTGCTTGTAAAAGACCTTGAGGATTGCACGCTGGGCGATAAAACTGTTTCCTGCACGCTGACGGAAGCAGAAACGGCGCTTTTTAAGCCAAACCCGCAGGTGCAAATTCAACTTCGTGTTGGTATTGGCAATGCCCGGCTTAACTCTAATATTCTCAATGTATCTGTAGCAGATGTCCTGAAAGACGGCCTTTTGGATGAGATCGCGGGCGGTGATACAAAATGATTTTTCAGACCACATTCCAGTCCTCTGAAAACCAATTCCAAACCGCTTTTGCATCTCCGACATCCACCTTTGCAATCACATTCGGCAGTGTGGTTGGCGTAGCGGCGGAGGTTTACAAGGGTGATTACACCGTCACCCCTGCTGTTACCGACCAACTGCTGTTGACAAAGGAAAAAATGTTGAAAGATAACATGACCTTTAAGGCCGTACCCAAACAAATCGTAGACAACCCCTCCGGGGGAAAGACTGTAACTATAGGAGGCTGAAAATGGCTGATACAAAGTACAATTCCAAAATAATCTTTTACGGCGAAACCCTGATGGACTTGACCGGCGATACGGTTGACGCTGCAAGCCTGCTTAAAGGCAAGACAGCACACGATAAGACCGGCGCTCCCATCACCGGCACCTGCCCGTATAATGCTGATACCTCTGACGCGACCGCTACAGCGGCAGAGATCCTCTTTAGTAAAACCGCCTATGTTGACGGCGCTAAAGTGACCGGTACCATGCCTAACAAGGGCGCTGTTTCCCTCTCCATCGTTGACAAATCCCCGGTAGCAATCCCTGCCGGTTATCACGATGGCTCCGGCTCTGCTGCCATCGACAGCACCGAAGCCGCAAAGATCATCGCCGGTAACATTAAATCCGGCGTTTCCATCCTCGGTGTAACCGGTGATTATGCCGGCGAACTTACCAAGGGGCAGAAAAAGACCGTTACCCCCGCAAAAGCACAGTTCAGCGTTCTCCCCGATGATGGCTATGACTTCCTCTCCGAGGTCGTTGTCAATGGAGTACCGATTGCTTATGCCGATAACCCCGCAGGAGGTCAGACCGTAACGATTGGAGCGTGATTTGAATGGCGGTAAACAAGGTGGAGTTCTACGGAAACACCCTTATTGATATTTCCGATACGACCGCCGAGGAAAGCGCTGTTGTGGCCGGTAAAGTCTTTTATAAGGCCAACGGCACAAGGGC